TATTACAGACATGATATGTACATGTCGAGGGAGAGATATGAGTTTTACGACAGAACAGATAGATCCTAGCATACTTTATTGTATGTTTAAGGGTGAGCCAGGACTACGGAAGTCCACACAAGCAGTTTCCTTTCCCGGTCCACAATATTGGTTCTCGTGGGATAGGAAAATGTCTGGCATTATGATTCCACAGGCATTGTGGGGTTTAATGGGGCGTAAGCCACCACATGTTACAGCAGATGATTACGACGAATGGAATAAAGCACGTACCAAGTTAGAGCAGTTACAAGTAAGCTGTCCATACAAGACATTGGTCTTTGACTCTCTAACATCAATGGCAGATATGACATTAAGACAAACAGTAAGAATGAAGTATGGAGAAGTGCGCGCTTCAGGAAAAGCAGCGGGTAAACTTATTGCTGGCATTGCAGTTAACGAAATTGAAGACTACAATGCTGAATCTGCTGCACTACAGGAACTTATCGCACTCACCAAAGATATTCACTCCTACCACAAAGTGAATATTATTCTTATTGCCCACGTAGTCCAAGCAGAATACAGGAATACAGCTACTAATGTAACACATGTTAGCAGAACAATTGTTACTGCTGGCAAGAAAGTAGCACCGAAGATTCCTGCCTATTGTGGTGAAGTTTACCATTTCAACATTAAGAAGGGATATCAGGATGGAACTGATTCCTACTCCCTTCTCACGACTCATACAGGCGATGATTTCGCACGAACATCTCTTCCCATTCCAAAGGAGATTGTGTTCGGTGATGAACCACTGTATGAAAAATATCTTCTTCCGGCGATTAAGAAGATGACTCCAGTTAAAGAGGAATCGCCACTTCCACCCGCAACGAACATCACACCCTTCAAATCAGGAGCCTAGAACACTATGACTATGGTTGATTTTTCGGAGTCTGACCTTCTCCGTAATAAGGTCGTATCACCTGCTTGGTACACGTTGGACTTGGGTTCTGTTGGACCTTGGCAGCCAACTAAAGATCAGCAGAGCAATAATTGCCTAATCGAGGCCGTTATTGTACACAACTCTGATACCGGCGATAAGGAATTTGCCGGAGTTCCTGTGACGATTCAGTTCAACGACAAGCCAAAGGCTAGGGGATTCATGGAAGGATTCCTGCGCGCTTTGGGTGTAGATGTTGCACCGGGTCGTTACAACTTGGGAGCTGCTGCTGGACAGCGTGTAGACGCTTTCGTAGAAAACGAAACCTACGAAGGTCGTACTCGTAACCGCATCAACCACAAGTACCGCACCGTTCGTACACCGGAAGTTGCGTAATAAAGATGGGGGACTTCGGTCCCCCTCTTTTAAGGAGCAATATGCTTGAATATCACTATTACAAAGGTAAGTTACGGGGATTCTTCAAGCATATATGGTGCCTGTTGTGGCACAGTAATGAAAAACGTAGACCGACTAATAGTCCGGTGTCTGAAATGTGTCCAAGGTGCCGCGAGTGGCATAAAGTTGAGTGGTATAACAAGGAGAAAAACCATGACAAGAGTTCTATCCTTACTCGGCATTAGCATTTTGATGTTGGGGTGCGAAGCCAATCCTACTTCATTAGTAGCACCAACTGCTACATCTAATGGAGTTCTTGCAGCGAAGCAAGAAGAAGTATTGGTAGTAACAATAGTTGAAGGCAAGAAGTACCCCAAGTTCTACGCGAAAATTGGTAGTGATGTTCTGTTTCTTTATCCAGAACATCCAGACGCCGTAATTGAATTTTACGGTGGTTCTCCATTCGCTAGGAAAGAATTTCCAGTTGGAACCCCACAGAAAGTTAAGGGTCCAATTGGAGAATATCATTACTACGTAGAAACTTACACTGGTGCTGGATCCGGTGAGATTCTAGAAGGTAATGGATCGGGAGAAATTATCCCGTAATGTATTGGTCGTGGCAGGCGGTAATGATGGGTAGGGGCGCAAAACATAACATCAATCCAGTTATGTCATGCCTGCAAAGCACCCGCCCGTAACCAATAATAATTCACTAATGGTTTGGACAAATACATTATGCACGATCCCGAAAGGGGAGAAATTGTGCGCTCTCCCACAATTAGTGCATATGGGCCTATTGGGCCGGAAAAACTATTAGTGATAGGGGGTGCATCTAATGCCTTCATTGGTACAGGTGCATCCCCGCTTTCAAGGAGAAACGTGATGGCTACTATCAACAGCAAGAGAATTATTGACGAACTTATTGCCAATAATGGTATGTATGAAGATGATCCCCAAGCATCCCAAATTGTAGAATACATTACTCCAGAAGGTAACACAACATGGGGAGTAACTTGGGTAAGCGAAATTAAGGGAAGACAGCGTAGATACGAAATTGAGTCTGACTTTGTTCGTAAGCCCAAAGTTATTTGGAGGAAACCAGTATGACGTTCAATCTTCGTTCCCTCATTGGTGGAGACTCGATAGAGGAAGTACAAAAGATGTCTGAAGAAGTACAGCAGAAAGAAGACCGTATTCGTGGTCGCATTACCCGTGTAGACCAAGAAGGTTGGGGATTCATCAGCTCGAAGGAGCGTGAATTTACTCGAATCTTCTTCCATTGGACAAACCTGGTACAAGATACTCTCAATTTCAAGGCACTTAAGAAGGGAATGTGGGTAGATTTTATTCCCATTGAGAAGGAGGGCCGTGGGATTAACGCAATTCGCGTGCGCGTTATTGACCCACCAACTAAAGAGTAGAAAATGATTTACGTACCCGGAATGGGTTCGATAAATGCGCGTATACTTTTCTTAGGCGAAGCTCCCTATTTAGAGGAAGTAGCTCAAAGAAAACCATTTGTTGGACCCTCAGGCAGAGAACTAAATTCTCTGTGTAGAGATGCAGGTATTAATCGTGACGACGCTTGGGTAACTAATGTATGTAAATACATGGTTCCACTCAACGTCGGCAAGAAGAAAATACCTTTCCATATCCGTGCTAATAACGCGGGAATAGATTTCGATAAGCAAGTAGAGGAGCTTCAACTTGAGATAAACCAAATTAAACCTAACTTAATAGTGGGACTAGGTGGGACTGCACTTAAGACCTTAACAGGCAAGGATAAGATAACTAACTATCGTGGTTCCTTGATGCATGGAATGGGCCGTAAGTGTATTTCCACCTACCATCCCGCGCACTTGTTACATGCTGCAAAAGGAGGAGAATTTAAGGGCTATTGGAATAGACAAGTAATGGTCTTTGATTTAAAGAGGGCTGCGAAGCAGTCAACTTTCCCTGAGCTAATACTTCCTTCTCGTAATCTTTCTATTTGTAAAAATTCCTCAGAACTATTAAATTTCTATAATTTATATAGGCATAAGCCTAGAGTATGGGTTGACATAGAAGCTGGTGGCTCTTGTCTTCCTATCTGTATAGGTCTTGCCTTTACCCGCTATCATGGTATATGTGTACCATTATGGAATACTGATGGTATAAGTACTATTCCTACTTCTGATCTTGTTGCTTGCTGGCAATTACTAGCTGAAATTCTCATGGCCCATGATGTATGTGGGCAGAACTTCAATTATGATCGTGATAAAATTAGAAGAATTGGATTTAGAATCAAGCGACTTGCCTCGGATACTATGCTCAAGGCATTTGCAATTAATCCAGAACTTCCAAAACGACTCGCGTTTAACCAAAGCATTTATACTGAAGAACCCTTTTATAAAGACGAGGGAATGTATGAAGGTAAGTTGTCCGATTTGCTTCTTGGTTGCGCTAGAGATTCCTGCGTCAATTGTGAAATAGACGAGAATATGGACGGCGACCTAGACGAACTAGGTATGCGTCCATTCTACGAAAACTTCTTAATGAAGTTACCGGACTTTTATCTTGAAATAGAACAGAATGGTTTTAGGATAGATGAAACAAAGCGTGATGAATTAATACACAAGTATGTGGAGTGGGACGAAAGGCTAAGATACGAGATATGGAAGTTAGTAGGTAGAGAAATAAACGTAGCTTCGCCTAAACAGGTAGCAGAACTATTATTCAATGAATTAAAACTACCACCACGTATGGGCACGGGAGAGGAAGAATTAACTTCCCTCCTTAATCTACAGTCTTTCACGAATTTAGAGCATCGTAAGATTGTAGAGTTAATACTAGAAGACCGCCGTGTTAGACGAACAATTTCGTCTACCATATTAGCCATACCAGACTTCGATGGTAGAATGAAATGGACATGTTTCCCCTGCCTTGAAACTGGTAGAAGCAGTACAGGACAACAAGATCCACCTATTCGTCCTACTGTAGAAGTAGTAGACGAGAACGGTAAAAAGAAGAAGAAGGCATTTGGTACACCTGGACAAACTCTCACTAAGCATGGAGATATAGGACAGGACGTTCGTTCTCAGTATAAACCCTTAGCTGATGATGAAGTTTTCGTACAACTAGACTCGGAGCAGGCAGAGGCTCGGGTGATGTCCTTATTAGCAAAAGATGAGGTGATGCTTGCGCGCTACGACTCCCATGATATCCATGCACTCACAGCATCCTGGTTTTTCGGTGGAAGTGAGGACAAATATTCCAAAAAAGTTCTGGGATACGAATGCCCAGAAAGATTTATTGGCAAGACTCTTCGCCATGCTGGTGAACGGGGTGCTAAAAAACGACGCGCCGCTACCGAAGTTAATACGAATGCACGTAAATATAAAGTTCCAATCAAAATCACAGAGGCGCAAGCGGAAC